TGTCGACGAGCCGAATTGTAGCATCTCCGGAATAGCCGCAAATGCCATCCTTGTCCATTATAGGATGCGTGGTCATATCGTAAACCACCCAAGGGTATGAATCCTTGGCATCCTCGGAAAGGTTGATGGTTGCGACGCCAGAAAGAACGGCTACCAGCTTATCACGAAGGGAATCTGTCATCTGTCGTAAAGGGTCTGCTCTTGTTTACTCATAGAATCACGGAAGGCGGAGAGGAATCTTTCGTAACATCCGCCCAATGCCTGCTCGAAGAAGAGGTTTGCCGGCTGGCCGACATTGTTGCGGCGGCCTCGGACATTTCGCTTCACTGGATTGGAGAAGTGGTGCGATGCGTCACGGCGGGCCAGCGTTCCGTAGTTCTTCCAGTAGGCCTTGAACCAGTCATCAATCGCTCCGGCCGTTCCCTTGCTCTTTCCTTTGTTGAAGTAGCCAACCAGCGCGTAGGTGTTGCCGGAAAGCTGCCCCTTTGAAACCTTGTATCCTACCAGGCCTCGCCATCTGGCGGGGGTCTTCGCCCTGATCACCCGAGACGCCGCCTTTCCACCTTCGCGCATGGCATTCTTGGTCATCTTGACCACGTTTTCCGGCGCGGTATCCAGGCACTTGAGGCAGTCGTCAAGTCCTTCTATGGTGCCAATCTTGGCCATATCAGTCCAGGGCGTGTATGGTAAGGATGCAGAGGGGAGACAGTCTTGAGATAGGGTCAATGGCGGTGATCCCGTAGGAAACCCCTTCTATCTTGACCTGCCAACGGGTGGTGAGCTGGGGAACCTTGTAGATGGTTAGCTGAATAAATTCTCCCTCTTCAAGGTTGCCGGTGTTCACCTGCTCGTCAATTCGGCGCTCAATGTGGGCAAAGACATCGCCGTGGTCCCTAAAGATGTTGGTTTTCGAGCCGTCCTTGCTCCTGCCGATGGTTACGGCACGAAGGGTGACCAACGTATCCAGGCCGCCTATGTTCACCTGCTCTTCCATATCCTATCGGTTCTTTCCCCAGTTTCGGTAGGGACGCAGAAGATTGCGGGCCGTTGTACGGTCGCGCTCTTCTGGCCGGTCTACAGGATTGTTGAAGATGGAGGCGCCCATCAGGAGCACTGCCGCCTTGATGTCATCCGGAGCGACAGTGATGCCGGCGGAATACACTACCTCAACATTCTCTCCCTCAACATCAGAAGCAATAGCAAGAGAATTTTCCGTAAAGGAATACTTCTCGGACTCAAGGGTATTGCCATCCACCTTCACTGAGGTAATCCCAGTGGCGGGATACCTCAGCGAGATGGTGTTGGCAAATTCCTGCGTAAGAGTGAACTTGGAGACGGAAATCACCGTGGAGATCTCGTGCTCGGCCATATTGATAGCGGCCTTCAGCTTTGCTTCCAGCTCGTTATCAAGGTCGTAGGACGTGATTCTCAGGTGCCGCTTGAACTCCGTAAGGGAGGGCTGCAGGGTGGTGATTTCGCGTGTCTCCATGGTCTTTCATTCTTAGGCTTTGATGTCCTTGATTGCGGCGAAGGACTTGGGCTCCACGACAGCCACGTCGTCCCAGCTGTTCAGGACGATGCGGACATCGCCGTTGGCAGCGAGGGTGTAGGGGTCGACAACGATGTCGATACCACCCCAGTGGCCGATGTACAGGTCTTCGAAGTTACCGAAGATCATGGCGGAGCAGTTGTTGTGGGCAGTGCCCTTGGTAAGGTTGCTCGGAACCAGGTTGGTGTACTCCACGGGGAAACCGTTCACCTTGCCGTCGAAGTCAAGGATGAAGCGGGCGGTGCTGCTCGCCTTCTCGGTGGTCTTCATGGCACCGATGACCTTGGCGTTGGTCAGGTAGCCAAGTTTGCCACGGTTGGCGTTGTTGGCGTTGATAGCGGTCTCCAGGGCCACTACGTTGGCGAAGGAGATAGCTGCACCGTTTTCGCCACCTGCCACTTCGCCGATGCCAGCGGTATTCAGGATACCGGTAGGCTGGTTGCTGGAACCGGAACCGTTGATAGCGGCGGCCTCCAGGAGGGCGGCGTGGGAGTCCATGATGAGGTCCATCACGATCTTCTCGATGTCAAGGGAGGTCTGACGGAGCAGATCCTTGGAGAAGGCAGCAACGGTAGCGTTGCGGTGAGGGGTCATGGTCACCTTGGCGAAGGTGGACTTGCTCACGGAAGCCTCAGCGCCTTCGGCCAGCCAGTTGCTGGTGATAGCACCGGCTTTCACGAAGGGCACGGAGCCAACGAGGTCGCCCATCACGCGGGCGCCGAGCTGGGCAACTACGAGACGCTCCTTCAGGCCTTCCACATAGGTGGGAGCCTGGACTTCCTTGGCGTAACCGCCATCGGCGTCGGTGGTGTAGTTCTGGCCGGCGCTGGAGCGCAGGAGAGACATGGGGATTACGAAGCCCTTCTTGGAGAGGCCCATACGGGCATACTCCTGGGCACCCATCTCAGCGGCCTTCTCTTCAAGACCGGTGAGCTTTCCTTCTGCGGCCTCGCGGAGGAATTTTACGATGGAGAAGGCGCGGCCTTCTTTCTTCTCCTCGTTGCGGAACTGCTCTTCAGCAGCTGCGCGCTCGGCAACCTCCAGGTCACGGGCGTCGTTAAGTTCCTGACGGAGAGCGTTAACCTCGTCCATGGCAGCGCGGAAGGCAGCCTTGTCGGTCTGGTCCATGTTGCGGGTAGCTTCTACCTTTGCGGCCAGATCCTTTTGGATTTCTGCAATTTTACGCATAGTTGTTAATGATTTAAGTTATTACTAAAGTGCAGCTTCTGCCGCTGCCAGTGTAAGTTCTAATTCGTCCTGGAGTCTGCGCTTCTCGGCTTCCTCCTCTTCCTTACGCTTGGCCTCCTCCTCTTCGGGGGTAGGCTTAGGATCCTCGGGCTGCTCGGGCTCGGCCTCTTTGCGCAGCTCTTCCAGTTCTGCCTGCTCGGGGTCTTCTCCCTTGCGGGTAGCATTGGAGTTGGCGGGGATATTCACCACGGAAATCTCCAGCAGCTCCTGGCCGGCATAGTAGTAGGTCTCGTTGGCTTCGCCAGGAGCCTCGTCACCCTTGCCCCAGGCGCCCTTTCCAACGGGAAGGAAGCCGACGGAAACGGCATTGAGGGAGCCGAAGAGAATCTTCTGGAATACCTTCTCGGCCAACTCGTTGATTTCCTTGGGCTCGAAGGTGATGTCAACCATGAGCTTGCCATCCTCAACGTAGGCACGGCCCTTGCCGATCACCTTGTCCACATCGTTACCGCCCCAACCGCCGTAGATGTCGTGGTTGTAGCCAATGATGGGATTCTTATTGAAGCGGTCCAGCTTCCAGCCGTCTTGGTTGAGCACGGTATGGGCCGAATCGCGGGAGCCATCGGAGGCCACGAAGGTGATGGTTCTTGTTTCTTCGTCCTTCTTCCGGATCTCCGGAGTAAAGGAGCGGACTTTAATCTTTTCCATATCTGTTACTCTTTGTCTGCGTTATTGTCTTCACCAACCTTCTCGGAGTTCAGCGGGCGCAGGAAGTAGTCAAGCCCTTCCTTGCGCTCCAGTCCCTCCAGGGTACGGGCCTCATTCGGGGTCATATAGCCGTCAAGGATAGCGCCGTGGTAGTATTTTGTACGGGCGTCGGTATTACCGCGCATAAGGCCGTCAAGGTTGAACTTTACGGAGTATTCGTTGGTCTCCTGGCCAATGAAGAGCTTGTTTTCCAGCTCAACCTCCAGGCGCTTCACGGTGGGCCTCAACGACAGCTGGACAAATTGGGTATTCTGCTCTTCGATGTTGGAGTAGGTGGCGTGAGAGAGTTCGGCCAGAAGATGCGGCGGGAGATTGAGGATTCTCGCCACGTCCTGGACGGAGAAGGTTTCGCTCTGAATGAGCTGGGCGGCCACGGGGTCAATGCTCAGCTGTTTGTACTTGATGCCATATTCAAGCAGCGGGGTGTCGAAGTTGCCGCCCACGTTGCCGAAATGGTTCATGAAGGTCATATACTCATCGTCACCGAGGTGGCTGTCCATCTCCATCACGCCTTTTACCTGGCCTCCCCTTTCGTAGAACTCGCTGGCGAACTTCTCCTGAGCAAGATTCTTGGACAGGGCCATGGCATTCCGTACAATGGGATTCTCGCCCTTGATGCCGTCTAGGGTAAGGAGCATGAAATGGAGCATATCATCGTCAGAGTACGTGCCGTTGAGCCACGTGAGGCCCTGTGTAGTAATCTGCACCTGATACCACTTCTTTCCCTCAACCAGCTTGACGCGAACACAAGCGGGGTGCACCTGATACAATGCTTTTGGCACACCGCCAGGGCCCCACTTGATGATCGCGTAAGCATTACCCCAGCCCACAAGCCAGGTCACTATGCAATTCCAAAAGTCGAATTTGTTGGTATATGGGTTGGGCTTGTGGTCAATCAAACCGAAAGCCGGATGATCCTTGTCGTTCACCCAGCCTTCTTTGGTTTCCCGCTTTACGTTCTTCGGGAATGCAGCTATATTCTCGCTGATGATTCTGATGCCGGCGTAGAGAGCCGTGATATTGAGAGCGTTGCCGTTGTTTACAGAGACGCCAAACGAAGGAATCCTCGCGGATCCTCCGGCGAATGGTGTCACGGTGACATCCGAGCTGCGTCGCTCGGCCATCCACTTGGAAATGCGTTCGAAAATAGGCATTGCGTTCTTTTTGCGCAAAAGTACCATTCGCAAACGCAAAAAGTCGGGACAAATGTCCCAAAGTTACGGGTGCCGGTTCAAATATCTTCTGAAAGCCTCCCAGGACGGGAAGCATCCGGCACCATACCTGGCCTCGTACTCCTCCTCCATTTTGGTGTAGATCTGCTGGCGGGTGTCCATTTTACCAATGCGCCGGTTACCCTGCAGGCGCTTCCAGAAGACGTCCACGAACCCAGACCGCGTGGCCATCTTGGTGATCTCGTCCATTGTCATATCCTTGGTGCAAAATGAAATTTACCGTCTGTATATACCTGGCCGGAGCCCTCACTTGTCTTCGTGAGGTATAGGCCCAGCGCATCGCAGAGGGCCACTACTCCGTCTATCTTGTTCCGGCTCTTTCCCTTATCCGGCTTGTAGTTGTTATTCGGGTCCATGTAGATGACCACGTTGCGGAACATCCAGCGGATGATGGGATTGTGCAGGAAATTCAGCTTATGCTCCTTCACCAGCTCAAAGATTTTCTTAGAAGGAGGGTACATATACTTAATACCCTGGTTGTATGCCTCCATCACATCCTCGTACCGGCCCATCTTGGACTTGAGCTCCCAGGCGTTCCACGGGTCGAAGGCTATGCCCTTCACCTTGTACTGCGGAAGAATGTTCATGACATACGCAACGTACCAGTCGTGATCCAGAATCTTCCCTGGGCATACAACGAGCCAGCCCTGCTCCACCCAAAGTCGGTAGTCCACCACATCACCACGGCCTTGGTTCTCCTCTATCTTTGACTGCGGAACAATGAAGAGGTACTTCACCACGTTGAACTTCGGGAAATAGAAGCTGGTGGCCGTAATGTCTCCAGTAGCAGCAAGGTCAAGCCCAACCCACACGTCGGCGCCGGCCAACTCGTTCTCGTCAAATTCAGCATTGCAGCCGGCAACATCGTCGTCGGGAATCCACACCTCCGGAGCATCCACCCACATATTGAGGTTTTTTGTCTGGAAAGCAACGAGGGTGCTGCCGCCCTTATCCTTCGCCTCCTGACACTCATCTTCCATGTACTTACGGCTCAGCGAGACGCCATAGTTGGGGTTCACCTTCGCCCAGGTCTTCGGATCATCCCATTGGTCACCCTCATCCGGCTCGTAGAGCATGATGAAGTGGTTATCCTTCTGCTTGATTCCGAGCATTACCTGGCGAAGGAATTCCAAGTCACGGAAATATGGATAGGAGGTGTCGGTGCCGGCGGTGGAGATGGAGAAGATCAGCGGCTGGGAGCGGGCGCCCACACCGGTCTTCAGTACCTCGTAGATTTCATTTGTCTTCCAGGCGTG